ACGGCTACATAGTAGGGGGGAAGTTAGATGGAATCTCTGTATTACATTTTATTTATGTTAAACATACCTTCAGAAATATGGGGGTAGGGAAAACTCTTTTAGACGCAATGGGTCATTCGGGTGAAACAGCTTCCGTTTATACTCATCATACTCGAATGGCAGAGAAGCTTGCATCTAAACATAATTTCGTCTATCATCCATATTTATTATTTGATCTTCCAAACTCAGTGGAGTCTTCAAGTGAGTAAAGCTAAGGATATAGATAAGGAAAAATTAAGACTTGACTATCTCTTTGAACAGGGAGTTAATTTTGTCGATCGAGTTATTCAGGTTAATGAAGAAATAGGTGAAGAAAGTTTTTCTTTTATAGACGCTGCTTTAAGTGAACTTGAACGTGCAAGTAAGAAAACTATAACTATAAAGATTAACTCTCCAGGGGGTTCAGTTTATGATGCCCTGGCTATGATAGGACGTTTGAATGCTTCTACGTGTAGAATTGTAACCGAAGCTTACGGTCACGTAATGAGTGCAGCTACATTAGTACTTGCTGCAGGGCGTAAGCGGCGCATGTCTAAGTACTGTGTCTTCATGGCACATCAAATGTCTTATTACATCGGAGGGTCTCATGCGGAAACAAAAGAGGAAGTAGATCAAGTAGAGAAACAAGAACGACAATGGTGCAAATGGATGTCTGAATTTAGCCATCAGGATGCGGAGTTTTGGTATAATAAAACATATAAGAAAAACTTCTATCTTACACCTGAAGAATGTTTAGACTTAGGAGTCATAGATGAAATCTTTTAAGAATAAAAATCATGAAGTTGCTTACAATATGATGGAAATTAGTGTAGAACTTATAGATGAAGTATTTGACAAGGTTGATCGGATAGCTAAAAAAAATGCCCATCGGGAACGAAATGGTGTAAAACTTATTGACTCAGGACATTTTAGATGGGATATAAGACAATTAAAACTTAATACAAAGGATAAGTTAGAGTCAATAATGGCTTTATTAGAAGCATACGGCGATGAGACAAAACTTATTGTTGAAAGAGAGGAAGAAGAATGAAAAAACTTTTATCAATTGCAGTTATTGGGATGCTCCTACTTGGGGCAGGTTTATCCGTTAAAAAAGAAGAAGTACTTAAGAGTGCCTTTGATATCGAAATTGGGGCTGTTAATTATCTTAATGCAGAGGGAGTTTTAAAGAAATTTAAAAGAGCTGAGGTTAATAACCTAGATGATAAAGTTATAGACATGGCGATTAACTCCGGTGGAGGTTCGGTTCATATAGGATTAGAATTTATAGAGGAAATGAAATCTCTCAAAACTAAAGGATATAAGTTTAATTGTTATACTCGAAACGCATACTCTATGGGTTTTATAATTTTACAATATTGTGACCATAGAATAGGAAGCTCTAATTCAACCTATATGCACCATTTGGTACAGGTAGGATATGGCAGACCTGAAAGAACAGAGAAGAACAAAAAACTTTTCAAGTCTCTAGACTTTTTTGATAACTTAGTATTAGATGAGATTTCTAAAAGAATGAAGGTAGATCCCAAGAAGTTTTTTGAGATTTATAAAGACGATAAGTGGTGGGGAGCCAAAGATGCTTTAAAGGCAAACATCATAGATGAGATAAAATCATTCTCTTTAGTTAAAAGAGAAGTTAAATATAAAATTAAATGGTTAGATTGATAATCTTACTTTAACATTTCTTAAAATAAGGTTATTAACGTAAATTTATTTTAAGATTAGGAGACCTAAAATGAAGAAATATGACATTGACGCCATACGGTGTTATCAAGCAGTAATGTTTAATAAAGGTAATGAAACCTTTTTTGCTACTAGACGAATTAATCATCAGGCGGCATTAGAGATAGAAATTATAGAAGATTTAAAAGTAATATCAATAAAGTCAGATAGAGATCATATTCTTATACCTCTTACTAACGTGTCAGCTATTTACTTAAAGTCTCCTATTAAAGTAGAACAAGCTGAGAAAGATAGAGTAGAAAGAGAGAGAAAGGTTACCCCTACTGTACTTAAAAAACCACTAACAAGAACGGCTATAAGGATGTAAAATGAGTGCAAAAAACGTGAAGAAAGCTAGAAAAGAGAAAAAACTAAATGAATCTGATGCTGAGAGAGGAGAACGATGGTCTAGGACTACAGATTTTAATCTAGTAAAACCTTTTGGTCCTGACTTAGGCATGTTTAAAATTCCATCTGAAGTCTTGGATAAAATGATTGAGGTTACAGATAAAGTATTAGAGGATGAAAAACGTATTGACTGGGGAAAGAACCTAGTTGGAAACGTTAAGGAAGAGCCCTGGGTTTCTAATAAAGATTTGAAAGAAGCTGGTATTTATAGTTATTTACAATCGATGCTTTACAATTATGTTTTTAACTCTTTAACAAGAGCAGGACATGAAGTTGATAAACTTGAGGTTCACTTAGACCATATGTGGGTTGTAAGTCAATATGCTGACGAATATAACCCTGTTCATTTTCACACCTATTGTGATCTTTCTTCTGTAATGTGGCTTAAAATGCCTCCCTTAGAAGATAGGGTAAAAAGTAAAAAGTTACCAGAATATAAAATGCAAAGAGATGGAATGATTGAGTTTATCTATAAAACAGCCTGTCCTGGTGGAATGGAGAAAGGTTCTATATCCTTTATGCCCACAGAAGGACAAATGGCTATATTTCCATCTAATTTATTGCACACAGTCTACCCCTTTAAAGGAGATGGGGAACGAAGGTCTGTAGCCTTTAACTCTCATTGGAATGCTATACTTAAAAATGGAAAAATGTTTGATAAAGCAATGAGACAACCTATAGATCAAGATAATGTAGAGTACCAAAAAACATTAAGGAGTAAGAGTGAAGTCTCAGGATTTGCCGAACGTAAACAGGGACGCCCTGATAGCGGAGATTCAGAAGCGAAAGACGAAAGCTGAAAAACCTCAATTTATATTTGAGGATTTTTGTTTCGATAAGCAGATAGAATTTTTCCGTGGAAAAGGTTCGAGGTTTAGGAATGCTGTATGTTCTCGTAGGGCAGGTAAAACTGTAGGCATAGCTGCAGATATGATTGATGCTGCTTTAGAGGAAGGTGAAGCTAATTTACTTTACATAACTATAACACAGCAACAGGCGAGAGCCATTATCTGGTCTGATTTACTTAAGATTGTAGAGGAGTATGAGTTAGATTGTAGAACAGATAATGTCAGGTTAACTGTTTCATTTCCCAACAAGTCCAAAATCTACATTGCAGGAGCTAAAGATAGAACGGAGATAGAGAAATTTAGAGGATGGAAGTTAAAGAAATGCTACATTGATGAGTGTCAATCGTTTCGTTCTTATTTGAAGGAACTTATAAACGATATTATCATACCGGCACTAAGAGATAAAAGAGGACAGTTGTATCTTACAGGAACTCCTGGACCAGTTAAGGCTGGAGTATTCTTCGACTATTCTCAATCCAAAAATTGGAAGGCACATCATTGGACAGCGTTTGATAACCCTTATATGCACTCTCCTCCTGATTTGAATTTAGAAGAAGTATTACAAGAAGAGAGAGTTATAAGAGGGATTGATGAAACTGACCCTTCTTATATTAGAGAAACTTTTGGAAAATGGGTGGAGGATAAAGATGCTCTTGTTTTTAAATTTAGTAAATCTAAAAATATTTACGATGCCCTCCCTACTGATGGGGAATGGAACTATATTATTGGAATTGATATTGGTTACAATGATTCAGATGCTATAGCCGTAATTGGGTATAATACGTATCATAAGAGAGTTTATTTAGTAGATGAATATGTTAAAAATAAGCAGAATATTACCCAATTAGTGGGTGCTATAAATCGATATAAGGAAGAATACAACCCTATTCGTATGGTGATGGATGCTGGAGCTTTAGGTAAAAAGATACAGGAAGAGCTTAGGATGCGTCATGGGCTTAACATTGAAGCTGCGGATAAGACCAGAAAGGTTGAGTTCATAGAGCTTTTAAATGATGATCTTAGGACAGAGAAATTTAAAGCATTTAAGAACTCTTTATTTGAGGAAGATTGTATGTTAGTACAATGGGATAAGGACTCTAAGCTTAGGAATCCTGAAAAACCAAAGATATCAGATACTTATCACTCTGATATCTGTGACGCAGTACTTTATGCTTGGAGAGAATGTAGGCATTACCTGTCTGAGAAGCCTGTTATACAACCCCAAAGAGGTACAAGCGCCTACATGGATGAGCTAGAGGCTAAGGAAGCCTATGAATGTGAAGAAAAGAAAAGAGACCCTTATGGGTTTGAGTTAGAAAAGTTGTATGAAGAAGATATGAAAGAATTAGACAATATAATAGATGAACAATAGGAGAAAC